GGCCGAAGCCACGTTGGCGATTGTATTCGAATAGTAGCTTTTGATTTGGGCGTTAGATGCGGCGAATGTTCCCATAACACTCTTGAGTTGTAAGAACGTTGAATTTCCACCAACCACAACGCCCGCAGCATTTGTACTGGGTTGAACGACTACTTCATTGGCTGTCCAGTTAGTGACGCTGTTTCCTGTACTTGTTACTTTCCCATTGATGTTTAGGTTGACTCTATCGAAATTACTGAGCGTAACGCGAACATCACCGAATTGTGGATTCTGTATGATGCCAGCCCTTCTGTATGTTCCGTACGTCGGGAAAAAGAAGGCTTCATTCAAGCCAGTATCAAAGGTCTTGTCGATGCCCAAGTAGATTCCACCAAGCTCAGTTACGGCATCATATCCATGACCATTGATAGGAGAAACAATAACGGAGGCAGTAGCACCAGAACCATACTGGCCGTTAGCATAAATTGAGACGTTCGCGGAAGTGTAGCCAATACCAGGATTGACAATAGTAGCGCCAATAATAGCATTCGATGACCCTATCGTTGTGTTCACGATACCAATGGCGATAGCATTCGCGCCATCCCCGGAGATGTTTACTGTCGGCCCAATCTGATATTCGGTTTGGTCGTTTGGAAGGATTGTGGCCCCGGACAACGTCGCTACGCCCGTATTAGCGCCATTCAAATAGAAGTTGATTGGCTGTCCAAGTAGAAACGTACCAGATGGATTGTTGATGGTGATATTTGGAGTCGTATCAATGGAGTTGATGTAATTTCTCTGACTTGATGATTCGCCCAGGATATACAACCCATTCGCCCATGAACCAGCTACCGACGACAAATATACAGTAGAAGAATTAGCGAAAGCGACGGTGGCGTTAGCTCCTTGGTTGGTGTTTGATGAATTCACCAAATCCACCTTTTCTCCTACAGTGAAGTAGATCCCTGGGATCGCTGGAGAAGAAATCGTCAATTTTTTCGAAGTCAGATTGGTATTCGCCACCGTGCCATTTGCGCCCGTAACAGTAACTGATGTCACTTCGGCAGCAACGGGCAACTTATAATGGCTCAGACCGGTCAGGGTGTTTGACATGTTAGTATCAACCACAACTACAGTCGTATTAACTGACGTTACGCGGCGGATGTTATTATTTGATGTTGTTCCAACGCGAATATAGTCACCAATCGAATATCCGTTGGCGGCGTCAGTTAACTGAGTTCCTGTGTTCGCCACGATCCAGTTATTGCTAGCTGTGATATTCACAGTCCCTGACTTCGACGTTCCATCCTGGCTTGCGTCACGAATCGGATATGTTGTGGTGAACACAGTATTTGTTGTTCTCGAGACCACAAGAGTTGACGAATTCGCAGACCATACTGAACCAACAGCTCCAGTCTCTGATTGAATCAATGTAATACCTGGATTAAAATATCCGTTGTTGGCGGTCAGACCATACTGGACATAATCATATGTCTGTTGTGCGGTGTAGCCAGGAGATACAGTACCGGTTGGCGCCGATGAAAAATCGAGGCGGGCGAAGCTGTTAAATGGGGTGCTCGTATTCACACGAATCTGTTTCGATGATCCATTAGAGCTCTGAATCTGTCTAATCTGCCCAGCACCCCAACCAGCCTTCAGGTAGATTGAGGAATTGGCGTAGTAGTTGTCAATCGACGACGTTGTGCTTGGAAGCTGAATTGTATATGGATCAACAAGCTTGTAGATGAATCCAGTCTCGTACACCTGATAATTGTTGCCGCCGTTCGTGATCATGATGGCATCAATTGAACCAGGAATGGTATTGCCTTGTACGTTTGTATCCGTAGACACAGGAACATATTTGCTTGATGTGAATTTCGTATTAGCGGCCGAGCTAATGGTATACATGTATTTCCAGATATAACCATCCCCTGTAGAGAACGTGCCTGTACTGGAAGTAAGCGTTGGCTTAACGGTTGATGCTACCCCAAAATTATTGTATATGCACTTATAGACCTGGTATTGATCGGTTACGACGTAAAACTGTTTGGTATACAAATCTGGATCGTCCTGATTGTATGCGGTATAAACAGTGTTTGATACCCAGTCATATCTTGGGATGAGCGGAGAGAGGTCTGCCGAGGTCAATAGCTTACCAAACAACATGTCATCATAAACAGACTGCTGAATTTGATTCAATGAGCCATTAGCAACGGGGGGGCTTAAATCATCCACCCATGCGTATGGACGCCCAGTAAACACATAATATGCATTTTTGGCGTTGGATACGTCATTGATAAATGTGTTTACTTGATTAACATAATGATTGATGGTCAGTACTGCCATATTTCCCGTCCCGGACTTTTTTTATATTTATGATTGTGTTACAGAGAATTGAATTGGCGTAGACTGAGAACCAAGCTGCAGCCTCTTCAATTGATACTTACCAAACAGAGCAACACCTGAAGGATGAACTAAATCCTTCACCAACGCTTCATATGTCGAGAGCATTCTCTGCGCTACAATTTCATATGAATAATTTTGGTAGTAGTAGCTGTCTTGAATCTTAATGATGTCGCTCAAGAATCCATCATTGGTCTTCCACTTGCCGTCACCAACACCACCCGCATCAACAATAGAAGAGCCAGTTACCACAACAGAAGAATTGGCATTCGATAGCGTAACTGTTTCTCCAGGAACGAAACCGAATCCAGAGTTGATAACCTGCACAGCAGTTACTACGCCTTGCGCTGCGCTTACTAATGCATTAACAACAGCGTCATGTCCCCTGTAATTTCCTGTACCAGATCCATCGTCAATTTTCAAAGCAGCAATATCTGGCTCGATAATGTCAACATACGGCGCGCTAGAATATCCTGTTCCTGGATTGATGTCTGATAGGAATGCGATTGTTCCTGTGGTCAATGTTTTGTATGTCAAGGCATCATTGATTTTGGTATCTAAGTTTGTAATCAGAGTAGTTCTTGATGGAAAATGCCAGTCGGTAAGCCTTGTCACTGATGTGATCGTCGCATTCGCCAAATTATTATTAGCGTCAATCAACGTTGTGGTTGGAACAAAAACAGGAGAACCAGATGATACGTTAGCAACAACAGCTGTGGTATTTGTGCTGTATATGGTTGCGTTGCCAGTCAACGTAAGCTTTATTGGAGTGTCAATCAAAGCAATAGTACTTGTTGTGGTATTGCTTGTAAAAACAGCGCCGACTACTACGTTGGCGTTATTCAGATCAGCCTCGGAGCCAGTTACCCAGATCTGAGAGTTGTCCGAATTATACACGTAAAGGTTCGCGACCCCAAGAGTCGCATTCGCAAATTTCTCGCCGATTACGGGATTATTCGCGGAGATATACGAACACTCAAGCAACTTCACGTTCGCCGTAGATTGCACTGTATGTCCGGCCGTAAACGCAACAGCGTGGGTGTTTGTGTTTATTTGTAGCTGCGTATCAAGGGTGGTTCCACTGTATCCACTAATGTAATCTGTATTGATGTAGTCGATCTCTTGATTGATAAGTCCGCCGATCTTGAAAGAAGCGCCAGTACCACCCCCACCAATCGCGCTTGAAATTGTGGCCGTAGTAGTTCCATCCGAGACAGTATCACCAACAACAAAGGAAAGACCTGTAGAAAAATTAATCAGCTGCACGAAAGTGCTATTGGCAAAGGTCGTGGTGCCATTGGCGTTTGTTGTGGTATCATATATGTTGGTGTTTACTGCGAATGTGTTTGTTGAGCCGGTAAGCTGTAGATCCGTCGTAGTTGCAACGGTAATAACAGCATTCACACTGAAACCAACGCCACCGTTCACCAGAGTAAAATTCACCTTACCATTCTCGTTGGTGACCCCTGATACTCTGGTCTTTCCTTCAAGACCAGAGCCAGTTACGTTCAGAATATCACCAACACCATAACCAGATCCACCTGATTCCACAGCTATGGCAGTCAAAGAGCCAATCGCCCGAGGCGCATTGGATAGAGTTATCAATTTGTTGCCAACGCTATCAACAACACCATCGCATAAAATCAAATCGCCATACTTGAATATGCCATTGATGTTTGACAGATACACCACGTTGATAATTCTGTTGTTAATAAGTTTTTGTGTGACCGTTTCAACAACAGCGGTACTTGTTCCTGCGGCATTACGAACGCCTCTACCAATCATATTCACAAGATATTGGCAGTCTGTTGTCTCAACATAATGTGGTATTTCCCACGTACCATCAGATGGTTTGAAAAGATAATTTCCTGGGATGTATAGCTCGATGCTCTCATTAAACAATAACTGAAACAGAAGCTCGTACGCCCTCTGAGTTCCTTTAGTTCTGTACAACTCAAGAATATGCTTGACGAGTAGTCTTTTATCCGTTATAATAGATTCTGAGAGGTTATGAATATAAGTATTCTTGAAGTACTGAATGAATGAAGCCTCAGTTGAATCAATGTCAGCATAGTCCATGAGCGATCTGGATGCGTTGATGGTCTGACCTGATTGTTCCATCCATTCATAATATGCCTTGACGAATGCGACGTAGTTCGGTCCATCCTCTTTATAAAACGCAGGGAACTGCTGAGGAATGAACGTCGAGATTACTTTTTCAATAGACATATCAGATGCTCTTTACAGTGATATTGATTCCCTCAGCGGCATCAATCTCCATCAAGTCATTTTCTTTCGCATAGATATTTTGATTTACCGGGGTCGCATAAAACTTCAGGGATGATTCAGTTACAAATCCGCTGATGACAATTTTAGCTAACTGAATTATTCCCGAGGCATAGTCGATGGTCCCAGCAGGGGTGTAAGACTCATACCCCGGAGTAGTTACATTCTTGAGGTAGACAACGTTCGAACTGTTGTTGATTGTCACTGCGCCGTTGGTGTTCTGTTGGATGGTGAATGTATTGTTGTTTGGATTAAAATCGGTATAGACGTATACATTACCACCAGAGATAAATTTAGTTGTATACAAAGAACCTACGGTAACAGGATTATGGAAATTGACATCGATGTATGCATCTGTGTTTAACTCAGGGGAGATATCCTTACGCATGATTACTGTAGTTTCGTTGCTGCTGATTGATGGGTCGGCGTCATTAATCGCCGCTTCCAATCTGGACAGTTTAAATTCGATATCGAAGTCTGTCAAATAAGCATCGTTATATGCGAGCACGGCATTCGACACAATATTCTGTATGTCATAAGCTGAATATGTGGTTGAATTTGGATCATACTTGACAGTGGTATTCAGAATCAGATACAGGAAGTTTGGATCAATGACTTTTGGTTTAATACCCAGAGTGCATTTATTTGATAGAAACGTCTCGATTTCTGTTTTTTCTGTATTCGATAAAGTAAATCCTGAGTATGATACAGGAGAAATAAACACCTTACCAAACTGCACAGAGTTGACAACTGTTTCTCCACCAAATACATGGACACTTTTTACATCGCTGAATTCTTGTAGGATCATTGTTTTGAAATCGTTTTGTGTGATAGCTCTATCCTGAGTTTGGTAGTGCCTTGGCGCGTTGAAACGAATAGACTCGATAGACTCAGCGTTAGCTCCACCGCTGCCGGCAGATACTACTGTAATCGTAGGATCGATGACTGAGCTGAAACCGTTGTATGTTCCTAGGTTTGTGTCCAGGTTGAAATTGGTAGTACCATTCGCATCAGTGCCATATGACGCCCTGTATGTGACGAACGCGAGAGAACCATTCAGGGGAGTTCTTCCGAACACACCATCACCAAACACCACCTCATATTTGTTATCCTCCGCGCCCTGTAGGAAATATATGGCCGACGTTGCATCCAGTCCATATAGATTATCCG